TTCAAAGAATACAAATATTTCCCCATGATAATCTCCTCGTAAAACACCATAACAAGAACCCCCCTCTATTATGGTATCTTTTCTTTTAAATAATTTTTTAAACATCACTCCAAACCTTGTTGGAGAACCCTGTTTATAAGAGAATTAATTGCATCCGAATCCATCTGATTTGTTGCATGATGGATACAAATAGATTGACCATTCATATCATAACCAAAAATAACAAATGCTTGAAGAAATTCAGATAAATGAGTATCAATCAAATTAACAACCTCATCAACATCTCTGGCTTCCTTTTTGGATCTATCTACAAAATTCTGTATAGATTGAGACAGCAATTCATTGATTTGTGCTTTGTCTAGTGCCGTGAGCTTATCGTTTTTTTTAGACGGAGACTTCACTGGTTTCTTGCTGTTGTTGTCCTTTTTGTTCTCCATTGAAGTATTTAGGTTTTGAGTATGGGCTTGTATTCGCATTATTATTGACTCCAGCAGAAAGAAGGTGGGTCACAATAACCTCCAAACTTTCCGTCTTAATAGAGAAGTTTTTTGAAAACTTTTTACCCCCATCATTAATTTCAAACATAATTTCTCCAAAAAAATCTTTGTTTTCATAACAAGTGATGAAAACGGATGAACCGCTTGGATCAACAAGAATTGTCCAAAGTCTCGGATCATGTGTGCCATATTCTGAAAACATTTTCCATACTATAAATCCAGAATCTTTCAGTCGTTTGATAAAATAACTTGGAGTTTTAAGCGAGTTTTTATTTTTCTTTGTTTTCATTTGATAAGAGATGACATTACGTATAACATTTTATTATAATTATCGAGTATTTCGAATATTACAAGACCCAATTTAGCATTGATTTTAACTAAAATATCCTTTCCAGAACATTCCATAAGCCGAAATATCTCAAAACTGAATGGAAGCGATTCGATTGAATCTCCATCATAGGAATCTGATATTTGTAAAGTGATAGTATCTATGTTGTTTCTCGTTTTATCCGTCAATTCAGCATAAACATCTTCTTTTCCAGTTGAAATATAAATTTTATTGGAATCTGAACTGAAAACAGAACCTTTAATCAATTCTCTAACATAATCGTTTCTCAATATAAAAGTTGAATTAAATTCAGTTTCATCCAATTTTTTAAGATTCAACTTTGGTTGCTTAATGATACCATCCTCCAATAAATGATATTTGAATTTTATCGATTTATCCTTGTATGATAGATTGTTTTCTTCAATCTCAAAAGAAATTTCATCATTTTTCGAAATAGCATCAATCGCCCTGATTAGTTTTTTAATATCAGGACAATTTAAAACTATTGTTTCATCACTATCACTCTCAGTAGTAAAACATGTAAAAAAAATAACAGAATTATCAGATGTGCAAACCTTACAACTTAGTAAATTTTCATTTAGTTCTAAAATAGAAGAATCTGATATTTTAGAAATCGGAAGAAGAAAATTCTTTACAAATAAACTTTTATTTTTAATTTTTATTGTTTTTGACATGCTTCAAAATTATATCAAGTTTCGATTCAATGTCAAAAAGTTTCTTATGAATATCCGAAACCTCTGGTTGTTTAAAAAGAGGAAGCTCTAATTGATTTGAATCATTTTGAGGTATTTGAACTTTAGTTGAAACTTGATGTTGTGTAAAATTCTGGACAAGAGGTTGTTGTATAACAGGTTGTTGTGGAACATACCCTTGATAATGTACTGGAGCAATTTGATTCAAAAAATTATTCGTTACTTGAGAAGTGGAATCCAAATTCAAGGGTGAATGCATTCCATTTATACAATTTGGTAAAATATTATTATAATCAATTTCACCCTTCCTTAAAGTACTGGAAGGGTTTGTAATTAACGAATCAACTTTTGTCCTAAGTTCCGAGATTGGGCCAGAAATAATACCCTTTAGTGCTTCGAGCACTAAAGGGTGATTAGGTGGCAAATCTCCTTCAGGTGAGATTTGATCAAAGTTCATGATTATGCATCAAGATCAGCGAGCAATTTCTGAATGTTTTCATCATCAGATGAATCAGTTTTCGGAGTTGAAATTGACACAGGATCTTTATCAGATGCGAGATCTTGAACTTCTTTTGTTGTAGAATATGTCTTACTCTCATGTAGAAGAGTCTTCTTGGCGAAGAAGTGTTCATCTAATGTTTCCATGAGTTCTTCTTGCGATTTAGTCGGAATAATAGATGTTAGATCATATGTTGAATTATAAATATCATCCATTTTTTCATTTGAAAGTCCATCGATCTTTCTAGGCATAGAAAACTTGGAAGACACGTATGTTATATAATCACCTTGTTTCTCACACTTGATTTTAAGATTAACACCATTCTCAGAAAGGTCGAAAATTCTTGCACCGAAATCATCCGAACCTTCGCCATCGATTGCATCGGAAATAATTTTGTGTAGTTGTTTTCCGTAGCGAATGATCTTCACGGTTCCATTGTTTTCAGGAGTTGTTGGATCATCGACAACGTATGCATTGATAAGCCACTTCTCATTTCTGCGAAGAAGATTCGCCTTCGCCCTTTCCTCTTCATCGCCGTTACGAATAAGCTTATATTTGGCGTCTGTGATAGGACACTTCTGACCAAATGTTGCAGGAGACAATACACTGGTATATTGTCCTGTTCCAAAAGATTTCCAATCATAAGTGTAGTAATGAAAGAATGTCTTTTCTGGTTCCGAAACATTTGGAACAAGACGAACCGTGTAAGTTTTATCTTGCTCAAACTTCATGATGTTTTTGGTGTTTGATTGTGTTGTGTTTTTTTGGAGAGCATTTTTGATGCTGTCGAACATTTTGGTATTGAATGTACTCATAGTTTCAGACTTCATATTAACTCAAGCTTCAATTATTGCAAGCTTTTTTTCTAAAATTTTTAATCCCTCTTTTGAAATTTTAAGACATTTCTTTGATATGTAGTATTTTGTCCTAAAAATGGAAAGTTTAGAAATAACATCACCAAGCACGAATTCCAATAATTCGTAGTTATGTTTATTAACCACCTCTTGAAAATTATCAAAAGATAAACAGTTGTAAATCGAAATGCGCTTTTCTTTCAAGTGTATAAAAACAGTAGCCATCCCATTTGTCATATGATTCAAATAGGAATTTATTTTAATTTTATTTTCTTTACAAAATGAATATATAAAAGACATTCCATCAATTACAGCCTTTCTCTGAATATCTGAATCTGGATCGGAATATGTTTTTTTCTTCTGATATAGATTATAAATCTTAACAGCTTTTTGGCTCAAATAAAAATCTAGATTGAAATTTTTTTCATCTTCATAAACCTCGTACGGAGCTTCAAAAAAATCATTTATATTTACATAAGGATTTCGATTAAAAAAATTCTCCAATTTAAGCAAAACAGGGTATTTCTCATCATTTTGAATATCGGAGAAATCTTTTCTCAATTTGAAAGGTTGATTCTTCTTGCTTCTGCTAACCCTCAAATACGTATTATAAATTGTTTCAATATTTCTCACCGGAGAGAATCTAGGATTTTTTTATTTTTTTTGTTATTCACGAATTTCATAACATATTTCGACTTATACAGAGTCGAATCGTGTTCCAAGAAAATTTTAATAGCCAACATGTCGTTGTCAACATTGTGTAGCATTTTAAAAAAATCCCTTAATTTCTTATCTTGCATATAAGAAAGAAGAATCGATGCATAATTCATTTTTTTATTATTCAATATGCTCACAAAACTGCAAAATGAATTGAAGATGTGTTCTCTTTCCAATTGTTCTTTTTCTGAAATCATAATTTTATTTGTTTCTTATCCAATAATTTAGTAAATGACATGAATTTTTCCGTTATTATTCCTCCTGCGGTGTTTTTATAACCACCTCCTTCTGTCAAACTTTGAGAAACTTTTGACAAATCAACGTTGGAATAATGATTCTTTCTGAAACTTACTTTTTGTGTATCGATATTTACAATGATAGCTATCTCATATCCTAAATTAGTCAATTCTGATGCAACCTCATTAATACATGTATCAGCAAATGTTGCGATGACTTTTCTAAAAACACCTTGGATTTTTACATCTCCCACATAAAATTCCGAAGCATCCACTATTTTTTTAATTTTATTTTTATAAAAATCTATAATTTTTAATTCATTTTCATCAAATTGATTGAAACCTTCGTTAAATCTATCTTTTAATTTTAGTGTCTTGTCTCCTTGGTAGTTCCAATATAGCATGTTTATACCAACAGATAATTCCCTCTCAATAAGACGATATGATATATAATCATCCACAAGTGCAACAAATTTTCTTTGTTCCGCTGTTATTTTTCGATCCGAAAGTTTATCTTTTAGATGCCTATAAAGACCCAATACGGTTGAACCAAATTCCAATACCGTAACCTTTGCATTTATATAAGAATCTTTACAACGTTTAACCTCTTGATGGTGGCTGAAAATCTTAACATTTTCTTTATCAACTAAATCCATGATTGGACAAGTATCAAGTGCAACAAAATAGATTTCATCGTAATGTTCCATTTTGTTTTTTAAAAGCCATTTAGACACCTCACTTCTCATATTCAAATGATTTGTGACAGTGTATGAAGGGGTGTTCCAAAGATACCAATGCAAAAGAAGATAACACGCTGATCCATCAAGATCGGAGTGTAAAAAAACATGAATTTTTTTATTATTTTGCATTTTATCTTATATAATTTAATCACAACAAATCAATCTTCAAGTGCTTTTATTGATCGATTGAAATCAACCAATTCATCAGTCTCGTTTTGAATGTCCTCTTCTTCCAATGTAAGTGTAGTATAATCGATTTTCAAAAGAGTAGAGCCGAAATTTGGACCAAAACGATTCTTCGCTACACCCATATTTATATAACCATTTTCTTTGTCCTCATCACTTTGCCAAATGTTAAAAATACAATCAGCTGTATTGGCCAGACTAATACCTTCCGAAATAGCTTCCAAACTCGGAGCTTCTTTTGAGAAAGATGATCTCACAATTTGGCTTGCAGATATAATAGGAACTTTATGTGTATATGAAATGGCTCTCAATTGCTCCGATATGTGTTTGATTCTCTCGTACATTGTGTCTCCACTTGGACTCGACAATAGATTCAAATAATCCAAAACAAGACAATCAACCTTGATTCCCCTTTGACTGAGTTTCTTCAAATACGCTGAAATTTGAAATGGAGTTATAGTTGAAGGAGGAAATTCCTTGATCAAAATCTTGGATTTATTATTTTGTTTTCTAACATCTTCTAATTGTTCCTTCAAATTATCAAAATCCGTTTTTAATTCAAACATTGGAATTTTTGTCAATTTGGATGCAAATCGCATACCATACATGATTTCAGACATTTCAAGAGATATGACTAATGCTGTCTTTCCTTGTAGTGCCACATTTGCAGCTATATTTCCAAGGAAAATTGATTTACCAACATTCGTCTCTCCAATGAATATGTATAGAGCCTTTCCGCTCTCCAAGAAGCCTCCGCTAATTTTATTATCAAGCCATTTCCATCCTGTGGAGATTTTGCTTTCGTTTTTAGAAAGCTCTTCAATAAAGTGATCAACATTCTCAAGAAGATTCAGTCCAAGAGAAGGAGAGAGATTGATACCAACCGCTTGTTCCATTTTAACCAACAATTCAGATGCATCGAGTTTTCCATTATCGTGATTTTCTGCTGCCTCCAAAAGAGTGTTGAATACTAGTTTCTGTTTCAGAAATGTTTCAGTATTTTCATATAATTCGTCACGATTGAATTTAGTGCCATCGAATTCTTTCATTTTAATCAAAGCATTCTTATACGATTCCTTTAAATTGGAATCGCTGAGATATGTTTTGATTTCGTTCAACGATGGAACTTCGCCTCTTTTTATATAAAAATCCTTTATGATTCCGACAACGGATTTGATATCCTTATCGGAAAATAAATCATCCTTTATATAATCAATTACGGAAGCAAGGTATCCGTTATCAAAGATACAATTGTAAAGAATAACCTTTTCATAGAAATCCAGATCTAGTTTTGCAGTATTTTTGTCCATTTATTTTTAAAATATTCGTTTGATTTTTTCCAAGAATCGTGAAATTCACGAAGACCGGGTGAGCTATGATCAACCATGATTGGCCAAACACCTATCTTCAACTTGTTCATATTACAAGTGTTGGCAAAATCCATATCATAGTGGTGAAACATGAATTTTTCATCGAATCTCGTTTTAGAATTCAAAACTTTCTCGCAATTCACCACAATAAAAACCCCATCAATGATGGCAACCCTCGCAGGAGAAGGACCAAAAACAGTTAAAAGCATCTGATCATTGGTTCCTTCCCAACTATGGGCAGCGAATCCTCTCAAATCATTTCGATCCGACATCAAGTGCCAAAGGTTGATATCTTTAATTTGTGGGTTTACGCATCCAGCAACACCAAGAATATCGTATTTTTTCATCCCTTCTTCTATTTGATATACTAAATCCATGTTTACAAAATCCACGTCATCGTGAACGAAGACCATATAATCGCAGATTTTACCATAGGTGTCAAGACATTCGTTGTAATATTGAGGCATACCTAATTTGGTGTTATTGTGTAATAATTTCAAATCTATCTTTTTTTCAGAGTGCTTGTTGATCTTCTGAATGCTCTTGTAAATTTTTGTTTGACAAGGATCAGGATTTCTTGATAAACTACATGCGATAATTTTCACAAAATTATCATAGCACAAATCATAAATAATTCAACAAATATGAAAGACAGAGATCAATTAGCAATATTCGAATCCTATAGAGAAGACATCCTTAACAAGTTCAAACAGAGCTTGGAAGGAGATAAGGAGGAAGAAACTTCATTTGAACCAGAAAAAAAAGAAGAACTCAACAATGTTCCAGAAATTCAATCAGATGACACAGATTCCGATGATGTCGATTTTGATGCGGATATCGAGGATTCTGATGACGTTGAAGACATCGAACCACCTAAAAAGAAAAATGTAATTGTGAGATCACATGAGATTTCACGTAATATAGGCCCAAAACTTCGTGAAATTGTTAGACACATGTCAGATGTGATTGAAGATGTTGATATTTTTGAGGAAATCAAAAATGCAATTAAAATTGCCAATGGAGACTTGGAAGATGAGAGTAAGATTACAGATACTCCTCTTTCAATTTATGATGATCTTATAGCTGCTGGAGTTTATTCGGAAGAAGAAAGAGATTCTGATGATATTGAGGATAAGGAAACGGAAGTTCTTCAAGGATTTGATGATGATTACTCAGATGATGACGATGTAAGTGGAGAGTCAGAATTCAATTTAAGTAAAAAAACTCGCGGAGAAAGAGAAGACTTTAGATCTGGAATGAGAAAAGACGTTGAAAGATCAAAAGCAGAAGACATTCTTAGAGATATTGGAGTGGATTTTGGTCCAGAACGAGAAGATTACTAAGTTTTAAAGACAATCGAAAAAAGAGACGTGAGTTATGCCTTCTTTTGTGAGTTGGTATAACTCACCGTCATTTAGAGGCTCAAGACCCTCGCATGGTTTACTTGAAAATGCATTGTCGTAAATATCAGCATACAATTCGCAATTATTTTTAGCTATAAAAATATTTCCATTATCACAATTATGCATCCATAGAGCAAATTTTCCCTCTAAAAGTTCAAGTGAATTAGATATTAAAACAGAATCAATATCATCGGATTGAGAGTATGCATAATTCAATAAAGAAATTATAGAAAAACTCTGAGATATAGAATTTGGAGCCTTAGTGTCATCGATTTCTATAATATCATCAACATTTGTAATATTTCCACAACAAGCAACAACCCAATAATCGGAAATTGCTGGATTTAAATATTCTGGTTCAAATTCTTTGAACTTACTCTCAGAAATTCCCAAGTAATTGTTATATTTTTTTCTTGGAAATTTAAAATTGTTGGACTGATTATGTATCTTAAAGATATCATAAGTTTCATCTGCTAAAAAAAGCATAGAATGATCTATTTTTCTAG